GCTATTTCCTATGATGTAGAGAACCGCCGTATACGAGAACCGTACGTACGGTGGTGTGAGAGGGTCTCCGATAGGCTTAGCCTATCGGCACTCTACTCGATTGTGTGACTGGTGCGGTTAATTAACGGTAAAAAATAAATAAATGAACGAAAGTAAAAAAGAAAAAAAGGGAGGGGTTTTTTATGATATTAAACAGATTGGGTAATAAGACTAAAATAGCAAAGGAGATACAAAAAGAATTTCCGAAGCACGATATTTATATGGAGCCGTTTTTTGGGGCTGGAGGAATGTATTTTAATAAACCAAAAGCAAAATACAATTTTCTAAATGATTTTGACGATGATGTTTATAAATTATATAGGCAATTATTAGATAATAAAGCCGAGTTAATTACCGTATTAAAAAACACGCCTGTAATTGAGACACAATTTAAAGAATGGGGCAAAGGAAAAAGAGAAGATACAGACTTAATGAACGCCATTCGATTTTTGTTTATTTCTAATTTTGGGCTATACGGAAAGCCAAATACTTTACGAATAGGGGCAGTTAATCCTAAAAAACAAATTTTAGATAATATTGATTTTACTTTTAATTATTTACAAGATGCTTATTTCTTTAACACAGATTTTAGAAAGTTTTTTAAAAAATGCGATTATAAAGGAAATATAAAAAGGACTTTTTGTTACTGCGACCCACCTTATTTAGATACAGATGATAATTATAGCAACTCTTTTAAAGAAGCTGATAGTGAGGATTTATTTAATATGCTTGTTGAGAGCGGTGTGAAATTTGCAATGAGTGAATTTGACCATAAATTTATAATAGCACAAGCAGAAAAGCACAACTTAAATGTAAAAACTGTTGGTGAAAGACAAAATATAGGTAATAGACGAATTGAAATATTAATAACAAATTATGATTTGCAACCTACTCTTTTTGATTTTTAATGAGTTTGCAAAACTCACAGTGCGGTGGCTTTTTCTTTTTGGTCAATTTACGATGAACTTGATTAATAGAACGGCACTAAGCAATATTGCACCTAACGAGGTGATGTAAGGTGTGTTTAACTGCCTTACTAACAAAGAAATAAATTTATAATTAAAATATAAAGTAATGAAAAAGATACTAAGAAATACACTTTACATTGTGTTAGTTGCTTTTATAGCTTCTTGTAAAAACGAACCGAAAAGCGAAATAATAGTTTGCACTTACAAAACTGTAATTGCAAAAACAATAGAATATGATGAGAATTGGACTTATTACAAATTCGCTTTTAATGACGGAACAACAAGAAATACAACTTTCGGATATTACAGTTGCTTGCTTGTAGGTGATAGTGTTAAGTTCTGTAAAGAATACGGTGAATCAGATTACTATTACAAAATGAATGCTAACTGCAACTAACGCCCAAAGGTATGATGTCGGTTGCCTTTAAATACCGTAGAGAATTGAAAACGAGTGATGAATTAAAATAAGTGAGCGATGATACAACTTACAGAAGAAGAATTAAAAGATTTAATATTTGAAATAACACATAATGTTATGGGCATAGATGCTGAATGTTTAGAAAACAAAGCAACACCAACGGAATTGGCTGATAAATTATACCAATATAGACAAGACAAACTAAGCGAACTCTTGCAGAGATTTAATACGAGTGATAGCAACTGCATTATACCTGTTGTTAGCGAGAGTTTTACCAATGTTTGTAGAATACTTCTAAGTAAAGATGTGAAGATAGAACACGATTTAGATGGGTTTAAGAAATTCGTAGTAAATGGCGAGATGTGTCATTCTACTAAAATGGTATATAAAAAAATAATTTCTTAAATTCTCGCTAACGATAATAATAAGAACTGAAACGGTATGAAAGAAAAAATATTAGAAATAAGTGATAAACTTCGCAACGGAGAACTAAATATAGAAGAAGCAAAACAGCAGTTTTTGTTTTTATTTGGTGTTAGCGAGAGTTTTACATATGCAACAACAGCAGAATTAATGTTAGAGTTCGGTAAGACAACTGATGAAGCATTAGATATACATAATGAGGTTGAAAAGAGAACAATACCAAAACCACCACCATTCCCATTAAATAGAATAATGAGAGAGGGTTCGACTAGTATATGTAGAAATTGTGGTTCAACAATGACAAGAAGTGGTTTTGCTCGTATAGTAGGAGAACTCTTATGTGATAATCCAAAATGTGACAAACGAGCAAGATTTAAAGATTTACTTTGAAACTTTAAATTATTTCAGATATTCAAAACATACAGTTAATATATATTGTCATTATTTAACTGAATTTTTAAATTATACAGATAGTTCAGTACTAAAAATAGTTAAAAAATACTTAGGTAACGAACATTATACGCATAAAATAAGACATACATTCGCAACGACATTACTTGAAAATGGTGTTGATATACGTATAATTCAAAAACTACTAAATCATTCAAGTAGTAAAACGACTGAAATTTATACGCACATTTCCAACGATTTAATGCAATCTGTTTAAATGCCAATAGAGTAGTATGTTATGTAACATATTTTTCGTGTTATATTTTTTTATACTTTTACAAACATGAAACCAGAAGATAAAATACAAGTTGAAATCGTATTGTGGTTTTCACATACATTTCCAGAATATAGAGGTTGTTTATGGGGTGTTTTTAATGAAGACTCCAAGCATAAAAAATCACTCGGAATGCACAAAGGTGCGAGCGATTTAATGTTGTTTGTAAATAATACATTTGCCGGCATTGAAGTAAAAGCACCGAACAGCACACACAAAACAACGCATATATCACAGCAATTAGAATGGGGTACAACCATTATAAAGAATGGTGGCGTGTATATGATATGTAGCGATATTGAAGAAATAAAAGCGTTTATAACAGGTATAATAAATGATACTTTTTATGTGACAGATGGATTTGCATGGATTGAACGTGCAATTGAAAAAGGTGAAAAAACTATAAAATTTTAAGATATGTTTAGAAAAACAAGTAAAGACCAAGATATACGCTTTTTAAATAAATTGGCATATAAAATACTTGGAATTAAAAAAAGCAAAATAAACGGTATAAATTTGCTATTTATGACAACAAATAGCAACTTAACGGTAGAAAAAATAAACTATTTAGCTGAACATATAAACATGAATGACCCGTTTACTATAAATGTTGCAATGGGTTTGGCTAATAAAGGAGCTACAAACAATTATATTATTCATACTGCTAAAAAACTTTAACATGCAAGAATTATACGATATTGCGAACAAATGTACGCTCGAAATAAAGAAAGAAATTGAGGACTGGGTATCTCAATTCACCGCAATAGGTGCGAAACCGACACGAAACGAAATTATAAAAAGCTGGAAAATGAATAATGACCGCATGGCTTTATTTCTTGCTTATTTATACGGTGTTGAATTAAAGATAATTGAATTAGGGTTATATAAGATTAATGACATATTAATTAATAGTCAAGAAGTGTATTATTGCATATTGAATTATATACCATTAACTGAACTTGAAAAGTATGATAATTATCGTCAAGAATCGGAATTGCAAGGAAAACAATATTACAACATAACAAACTATTTTAGATATGGTAATTAAACAAGAATTAAAGAGTACTGTCAAGTTTTTTGAAGTAGAAGTGTTACATAATCGTAAATTATATAAATGTGTAGTAGACACGTTAAAAACAGGTAATAATATAACTAAATTAAAAGGTATTGAAATACAAACACCAGTTGAAAAAAGAATTAAACAAGTAATAATTAATATAATTAAAAATCATTTCGTATGAATGTAGCAAAATTAATATGGACAATACGTTGTTCAAGTGAAAATTTTAAACAGAAGTCTATTGAAAAAGACATTGTAGAAGTATTAAAGAGATGGAATAAATCTTGGCAAGGCTACGATTTATTACAGACAAATACAAGACACGATTACACTTTAAAAGAATTAAAGCAAGGAATGAAGCGATTACGTACAAAGAAAATCGCTGTATTTGATACCTTATATCACAAGAACGGAAAACTTGCTGGCAAAGGGTGGTTTTTATGTTAGCAAAAGATTTATCAAATAAATGTGTTGGAATATTAATAATATCGCAAAATATTCAATTCTGCGATTTGTATCTTGTTACTGCGACTAATAATTGCAGTGGCGAGATATTTAATGATTATGTAGGTTATAGAGCATTATCTTTAATTCTAAAACAAAAATATAATCTTACTTTACTTCAATATATTCAATCTTGGAGTTATCAATATTCGCAGAACTTGAAGCAGTAGGTGGTGTTATTACACCAGGAGCAGCACTTGCTCCCACCGTTGCAGTTGTTGTATGAATATGAGAATTAAAATCAGCTTTTAATTGGTCAAAACCTTTTTTTAATTCATTAAATCTAACGGCATAATCACCTGTACCACCTATTTCGATTTGACCGTTTTCACGCAAATGCAGGTATGTATTTTCGCTAAATAAACGTATAGAACCAACCTCCGCAAGTAGATTTGTATTAATGTAACCAATTACAACACTTTCGCCACTTTCACCTGTCGGTGTGTGTATTGCTTGCATATCTTTCACGGGGTTGGTATCTATACCGTATTGAGTTGAATTATATGCTGTTTGAATATCACTCTTACCCATACGCAAGAATTTAGTAATTCTACGTTTTTGAGTATCAAGTTCAGTTGATATAACTTTGATTATTCTCATTTGAATATATTTTTAGGTGTTTCTCCGTTGTAAACTTCAGGAATGACACAAGATAAAGTAGATATTTGCTTGTCTTTTGTGCTTGAATATGTTACGGATTCAACAAAAAATTTAGTATCATTAAACAAATACAATTCAATATCTTTAATTAATATCATTGTATTTGGTTTCGTATTCCAGTTATCTACAATTACAGTCAATTTAATATTTTTCAATTCTTCTGCAAATGCTTTTTTACAAGCTAATTCCGTATCATTATCCGTTCCAGATGTTTGTTGCTTTGTTTTTGGGCGTATTTCATCAACATACGGATTATGTATTAAAAACTCGCCAGCATTACCACCTTTAATTGATGATTGACGTTGTATCATTATTCTATCGTGCATTCCTTGACCTGTTACGGCTAAATCTGCTGATAAATATTTGATTCGTTTTGGTACTAAAAATTTAGCACGAGTAAATAATAATTCACCTTTAACTGTATGTGATAAAACAATATCTTTCTGATTGCATAGGTTAGTTATATAACTTGCTGCGGTTTGATTGTTATCTGCTACACTTTTATCATAAGCTGTATTAGCGTCTTTTAAAACAATATCATCAATAACTAAATCAAAATAAAACGAACTGAGTATGTGCTCTGTAATTTCTTTTAATGTACGATTATTACTTTGTAATGGATATGCTTCAACTGGTATCTCACAATCACCAAGAACACCCGTAATTGAATAACCTGAAAATGTAGTGGGTTGTTTTGTTGGTTTGCTTGAAAATGTATTATTCAATATAACACCTGTCAATACTAATTCATCATCTTTGTAAATCTTAACACGATTATATTTAAGAGGTCTAAATAGCTCCAGATGTGTTTCTGATTTTGTATCAAATACAGCTGAAAAACTAAATGTTGAACCAATACCATTATAATTCAATGATACTTGCAGGTTTTTAAAGTGCTTAAATTCTTTGTTGTTTATTTTTAATCTAAACATAATAAACCACCTCTCTACCTTTACGTAATTCAAACACTTCATTTAAACCAATATTGTTTTGATTTGCGAAGTCCTGTATTGTGCTATCATCTTTTTTTAATCCGTAATATTTTTTCGCTAATAAAATTATGTTGCTTTTTTCCATTAAAATCTCAGTTCGCTCTTGCTTACTTTTAAAAGCAATATCAAACATATTGCTAATAGAAGCAATAACACAATCATCATATAATTTGTATGAGTTATAATTTGGAACGTAGCTATCTGATTTATCAGCTCTATCGCTTTGTCTATAATTTATGTTATTTACGTAGTTATTATGTTGCTCTGCAACAATATCTGACATGACGAGTACTTTATTACGATTAGGATAATCGTTTGACTGTGGTAAGCTAATAGATTTCATCATTGCAGTAATTATTGAAGCACCACAAATCTCATATAACAAGTTGTTTTCATTATTAGCAGTATCAGATAATGTATCGCCAAGACTGACTATCATTTCTATTAACGTAGATACTCTATTTTCTATACTATCAACTAATATGATAGGAAAATTAATTAACTCCTGTATTGTTCTAATAGCATTTATCGGTTTATTTATTGCATTATTTAATGCAGTTGTAACATCAATCATTTTAGATTTTAATATAGCTAAATCTTCTGATGAAATATTTTTACTATAAATTTCTTCTGCATTATCAGCAATTGAACCCATTTTATTAACTGCATCGGCTGACGGTGTAGTCATTGTACTGGCTGATTGAACGTCTGAATCGCTTTTTAATTGTGCAATTTCATCAACAGCAGATATACTACTATCAGGAAATTCATTATTAATTGTTTGCAAAACACTACCTGACACCTTTGTAATGTTCAGTTGTGAATTATCAAATGTTAATTCTGTAGGATGTACTTGTAAATCGCCATATAAAGGATGTTTTAATGTCCATACATTTGGATTTTTTGATGAGTCTTCAAATGCCTGTGAATTATCTAAATGGTCAGCACCTTGAAAATAAAACTCAACAGCGTATTTGTTGCCTTTTGCTGCCATACGTTTCACGAGAGAACCATCTATATTTGGAAATTCAAACGATGATACATTATAACCAACTATTTTTGTAGCTGTGTTCCATTGCACTTCAAATGACTTTTTATCACCAGTTACAATGATTATTTTTTGTTTTATTTTTTCTATCCAACTCATTATCTTGTCCACTTTTTAATTTGAAATTGTGCGTTTTTTGTGAATATCGAAGGCATTTTTGAGGTAGATTTTAAAGCTGATTTTTCCATAAAACGAGTTGCTTTTACACTAACTGAACGATTCTTTTTAAATGACCATATACGCTCTGTTTTTATACCTTGATTTTTACGTATATTATTAATTCTAAACATACCATTATATGTTCTAATAATAACACCTTTACCATATTTTTTATATCCCCAATATGCAGCTCTCAAAAATGCTTGTTTACTTCTACCGTTTGCTTTTACAATATTTTTGCCTCTAAATTTATTTCGTTTTGTTACTAATTTTTTAGGATTTTTACCTGCACGAGCTTTATCTGTAGCAATTAATGCACGTTTTTCAGAGCCTCCTTTTTCTTGGCTATCCATTCCTTCCGTAGCCGTATCTTTACGCATGCCTACAGACGATACCATGGTTTTTATATTAAAACCAACAGCTCTATCAACCCTTGAAAAAGCACGAAAAAACGAGGGTTTTCTTTTGATAAAAGTACTGTTGGTAACACTTTGCAAAGTGTTAGATTTAACATCAAAAGCCAAATCGTTTAATGTGCTTCTTACTGCATTTGGTAACGCTGCTCTATGTATTTTTTCGAGCTTGTTAGTGAATGCAACTATTTCGGTGGTATTTATGTTTATGTTGTTTACCATTTACCAATATGCTATTACACTCAATTGTCTTGATATACTACCTGTCCCATCAGCATTTTCTGCATACACTCTAATATCACTGCCATTAAAATAGTAATTAATATGCATCGAGTCAGTACTTGATGAACTTAAACCTGTGACAAGAACGATTGCACTTGTAGGTATTCCGCCACTCACTGCAATATTCGCTTGATACCCAGCACCTGTTGTAACTGTTACAGACTTACTACCTTTATCGTATAATAACCCACCTGTTGCATCAATACTGATGGCTATTTTTGGAGCATTATTACCAATAAATTTACCAGTAGATGTTATATTTCCATTTGATTCCATTTTAGCAGCAACGACACCCGCTGCATCTTGAACCCAAACTTGATACAAACTTGCTAAAGCTCCTTGAACTAATATACCATTTAAAGGAAATGATGTAGCTGTTAATGTAGAACCAATTTTTAAAGCGTCTAACCAACTATAATTAGTAGAAGCTGAACCATGTGCGTCAAGTGTAGTCGCAAGTAATTTTCCTAAGGCTTCGATAGTTACCAATCCGTTTTTACCTAATTTTACCTCGCCTGCGGCTGGTGTTGCAATTGTTCCACTTCCATCATAATTTTGCGCAATATACTGTCTATTCATTGCTTTTAAAGCATCAAGAAATTGATACCCATTACTAACATTGTCAGGATTTCCATTTGCTGTAATTCCTGCATCAATTAATAATTTTTGAAACAATTGAATTATATCACCATGAATCGCTTCACTTACATAAGTTCCATTACCTGTACCTGTATCATCTTTTATCCTACTATTAGGATAATCAGCATCAGGAGTTGGTGCATTTGTTTGACTTGCTAATACTCGTGCCATAATTTATACGTAATTTATTAATAAATATCCAGCGGTATGTGCTGGTTTTAATTTTAAAATAAGTTCTCTTAATTCATCTTTTTTTGTATTCAAAACATTTGCATAATCACCCATAGTTGAACCGCCGATGTAAAAACTGGCTCTTAAATTTTCATTATCTCCGAATGCGAAATATGGTTCTTCGTCTATTGTATTTGCAATTATTTCAATATCTATTTGTTGTGAGTGTTGTATATTTCCACTTTGATAATTACCATGTTGAACGGTTGTAGTGGTAATACCTAAATCTGACAATGTCTTTACATAATAATTATTAGTCCAATAATTATAAGCTAAATTCAAATCTACGGTATTATCTATAATACCTGTTGATAGTACTTTTATTTTTCCAAGTATATAATCAACTTCAAAATCAATTCCTTCAACAAACTCTACAAATCCTTGCTTAACTTTGAAATGATAAGTGCTAACTTGAGGGTGTACATTTGCTATATTTGATTGTGCTAAACTGATTAATGTATCATAAGCAAAAACAGCTGATATCGTTTCTGTTGTATCGGAAGAATTTCTAACCCTATTTTCATGCACATATACCCCGAATCCAGCATCAACTAACATTTTCTGCATCCATAAATAATGATTTCTTGGTAATTTATCACCAGGATATTGTAGTTTTTCTAATATATTAGATTTACGCACCGCAATAGATAAAGAAGCATCAACTGTTAATCCTAATCTTAACTCCCAAAGCGTAGCATCTTCTGTGGTAAAATCGCTATTATCTGGAAGGATTGAGTTAAGTAATTCATCACCCGCTTCAATAACATCATTTTCACTTTCAATTAAAGCATTATGAATCTTTTCTATAATACTATTTATAGGAATCCAAAATGCTCTACCAATTGGATATAATGCCTTTGTTATTCTCAATAATACACTCTTATACATAAGTAATCGTATTTAATACAGGTATATCACCATCTGTAAATTTAACACTCGTTACGCTTGCTGAATTATATGTGAATGTTGCATTTGTAAAATTATTGTCCGTTGCAATAGCTGAACGGATTGCTGTTATAATATCGCTGACATATAGCGTATCGTTTCTATCATTTACATTATCAACTCCATCAATAAATGGTCTAACTGTTTGTAATAAATCTTCTATTGAATTTTGAATTGCTATTTGTACAGCAAGGGTCGCGTCTTGTAAATCTGTTATCTCAACATCAATATCATCTTGAACAATTGGTAAATAATTTATTTCAAAAACGCTCATTGGACGTCTTGACCTTTCAGCATTTGTAAGTGTTGTATCACTTGAATATTCAATTGCTTTTTCTACCTGCCCAAGCATTATATTAGTAGGTAATCCGTCAGCTGTATTTGACTCTACATATAAATCTAATTTACCAATATCTGTATCTATCACATACGGATAAACTGTACGAACACCACTTACATCAGATGCCCAGATAATATAATCACCTTTACTTCCGCCCTGTGTTTCAACTCTTACTTTTTGAATAGCTAATCTACGATATTCTTCTAAATCTTCACTATCTGTTGCAACGGTTGTGAGTGCTGTAATTGTTACTTGGTCATTTATATTCGCTATTGGAGCCGTAAATGTTAATGTATCGCCTACGGATAAATTAGTTACAATACCCGTTTTTAAACTTGTTATATTTATTGTTGATGCTCCTACGCTTGTAACAACATACATTTGACCCTGATTTAATGAGTTGTCGTCACTTTTTAATGTCAATCCTACATTTATAGTTCCGCTGCCTATAAAACTGCAAATAAATACTGAATTTGTAGCTGATAACGGAGCTCTACCTAACCATACATTACCAAATCTTTGCAAAGTACCTCCACTTGATTCACTATCTGCTGTATCAATAAATATATTTTTCTGAACCATTGCAATACGTAAATATATAAGATACATTTTTGCAGCTTGTACACCCGCAAGAGCTCTTAAAAATATCTTACCAACTAATGGTATGCTAATACTTAATTCGCTCTCTAAATCTGCAAGTATGCTTGAATATAATGAATTTACTGTAGGTATCATATTATAAAATTATATCAATTATTATTTCTTTTTTAGTTGAATCCCATATAAAAGACAATTTTGTTTGCTGTATTTTAATATCAACTTTTAATTTATCAACATCAAATAAATTACTTTCTATTGTAATTTCTGCAATATCATTTAAAAATTTTAAATCTGTTTTTATTGCTTCTTCTATTTCTGCAACACCTTGTGGCGTTAATGCTGTGGTATTTAAAGTCTGTTCAGTTAATGTGTTAAAATCCGTTTCAAATATACTATCGCCCCACCAATCTACGCCAGCAAATAAAGCGATATAAACTTGATTAAATATGCTGTCTGTTTGTGCGACATCATTATTCAATAGTTGTAAATCGCCTCCATTTCCTGTTTCGTATATAGTTAAATCCATTAGTATGAGAAATTTGGTAATGTAGCAGGTATAGGTCGACCAAATCCATCTGTTACGGTTGCATTATTATTTGGGTCTTTTATATTCACATTTACATTATTTTTTGTTATATTTTCTTGTCTTTGTATGCTCGTTTGTTGAGCATTTACAGGGTCAGCACCCATACCTAAATCAGCCATTAATTCTCCAGATATATCACTAATTGATTTATCGTTCCATGTCATTACAAACTTGCTATTTTCATCCATTTTGCGCTTTGCTTCGACCATTGCATTGGTAGTCTTCATTATCTCGCCTTTTCGCTGTATAGCTTGAACATGAGAACGAAATATTTCTTTCTTATACTCAACTTCAGACATTAATCCCATTTTGTATTGACCCCACTGCCATTTCCTTACAATGCTTTCAGTTATATCATGCCATTTATCAGATATAACTTGCCCAGTATGTATAAAACTGAGCGTAAATAACTCCCAACTTGCCTTCATTCCGTTTATTGTAATATCCCATTGCTTACCCCATCCGTCAGTCTTTTTAATTACATAAGTTATTGCGGCTATTAATATAACTATTATTCCAATAATTATTCCAATAGGATTTGCCCATAAAACAGCATTTAAAGCTGTTTGAGCAGCACTCCATAGCCATGTAGCTCCTGTAATTACTTTGCTTGCTATTGCAAAGGCTGATTGAGCCGCTGTATTTGTAGCCAATGAAGCAGTTAATGTACCAGTTAATGCGGCACTAATACCCATTATAATATTATACGCGAGCATAGCTGTTCTTGATGCCCATATAACTGTTTTTAATACCACAAAAGCTGCAGCAACCAATCCTAATACTTTTAAAATAGTTGTAAGATTATCTGATAAAAATCGAACTACTTTTTTAAGGTTGCTCATTGCTTCAGTATTATTTGCAACGTCAATAACTGCACCCTCCCAAGCTGAATTCAATATTTTTAATGAGCCTTCAAGTGTGTTTAATTGCTTTTCAGCCATTTCTTTCGCTGTTCCGCTTGCATTTTTTAATTTCTTTTCTAAACTATCAACATTTTTTATGTTAGTAGATAGTGTTAAAGCTACAGTTGCGCCACGTTTGCCAAATAATTCATTTGCTGTGTTTAATTTATTTGTAGAGCCATTTATTTTTGCCATTGCTTGGTCATATGTAAGACCTTTTTTAGCTAAATCTAAATAAATATTTCTCAATGCAGAACCGCTTGTTGATGCGTCAATGTTATTATTACTCAAAATACCTAATTGTGCCGCTGTACGCTCAAATGATACACCTGCTACATCCGCAGTCTTACCTACGATTGGTAATGATGTAGCTAGTTTTTCAAAATTTAATGCTGATGTGGCTGTACTTTTTGCAAGAACATCTACATATCTTTGAGCTTGGTCAGCTCCTTCTCCATAAGCTCTTAATGTTCCACCGACTAATTCTGCCGATTCTTGTAATCCTGCTTGTAATGCAGTAGCACCTTCAAGCGTTGCTCCTTGAACTTTAATTATATTTTCTTGCTCATAACCTAATCGCGAATAAGCATCCTGTAATCCAGTTACTTCTGACGCACTCCATTCCGTAGTTTTTCCAAGTGCTTTTGCTGATTCTGTAAGCGGTTTTATTTCTTCGCGTGTTTTTTGTAATACAGCCGCAAGATTTGCATTTGCTTGTTCAAAGTCTTTTACTGTATTTACAGCGCTTGAAACACCTGCAAATAATGCCATAGAAACACCCATAGCAATCATCTGCTTACCTAAAGCACTAATTGACGGAGTAAGTTTACGTAACTGTCTATCAACTTTTGCAATATTAGCACTGGCACGCTGCGAAAAGGTCATTGTAGCCTTTTGCATCTGCTTAACCTTACTCGAAAAGTGGTCAACAGCTTGAAATTGTGCCTGTACTGTAAATGTGGTCGCCATAATACAAAAGTACTAAAAATATGTTATATAACATAAATATTGTATTGTTTTTTTTGTAATTTTGGAATATGAAACTAAAAATTAAAAATAATGAGGTTATATACGAAAATGACGTGTATAAATTTAGAACACAATTCACAAATAATGAACTAACAATTCTTATATTTGATTTTAATAATGATGAAGAATGTCTATTTTTAACTCCTGATGGTGTTTTAATTACTCATATTTGTGCTTATGGTTTTGGCGGTTTAACTATTACGGTTTAACATAAAAAAAGCAGTAAATTATTTTTTACTGCCCTTCTTTATTTCTTCGTTGTAATCTTTTGCATCGTTGTACCAATATTCTAAGCCGTTATAATCAACTGTATCAACATACATTTTTGAAATATCTGTTGGTGTAAAATGATATAATCTTACTACAGATTTAATCATAACATCTAACATCGGTAAACTTACAAAAAATACATCGCAACACTTTGAGCGATTCGATTATCTTCTGTGTCGAGTCCTGCGATTACATGAGTATTTTCATCAGCTAATAATGCAGCGTAAGCATTCAAAAGAGTTGATGGATTTGTTGAATCAATACCATTTAATTTCTTAGCAACATCACCACTGGTTAATCTTGCTTTATATGTAAACTCTTCAATCTTACCTAAAGGGAAGTTCAGTTTGTGTTTAAAACTAAAATCTTTTTGTAAAACTAAATCGCCATACATAATAGCTTCAACAATTATTGGAATTGGTGATTCTTGTTTTAGTTTTAGTTCACCATTTACTTTTTCAGTCTCCCTTTTTGATGGTTTGATACGTTTGAAATCGTACCATTTGTCAAGCTCAATCAGAGCTGTTTGTAAATTAATTTGTGCCATTTTATTTCGTGCTTTAAAATGTAAATAAAAGAGCGTATATTTCAACGCCCATAATTATATATTAACCTATTTTTTTAAATAGTTTACCTCCACTAATCTTAATAGATGTAGTTGCTGCATTTGTATCTCCGTTTATGTCACCTACAGGAAAGCCTTTACCTCCCCAAACAACTCCGTTAATACTCGCTAACGTCCAATCACTCTCAACAGGGTCAGCTGCCAATTTTGAAAGTACGTCAACTTCATTTGTGGTATTTGAACTCCAACTTATAATACCCTCAACAGTCCAACGAACGTAATTCATTGTTCTAATAGGTGTACCTGAACCGTCAATACCATTTGCATCGTCTGCTGAACGTATGCCTCCTTGGTCAAGCGTAAAAGCTTCACCACTCTTTGGATACAACGTACCTGAACCTAATGTAGGGTGGTTGTATGTTATTTCTATAATATCGCCTCCAACTGCCATAATCTAATTATTTTAAACCAAATGCAAATCCTGCTTCTGCTGTTGTAGATGCTATTCTTGCGTATGGGCTTCGTTTATATCTAAAGAAAGTTTCTAACCTGTCAGGGTTTGTATCACTTGTTCCAACTTCAATTGAATCTTGCATAAAATCCGGCTCTGAAATAATATTTCGTTCTCCTAAATCATCTGCCATTCCGTTAAGAATTTGAATCCATTGTTTTGGTTTTACAACATTTGCAACATTTACTGGTTGATTACTTGCTGCAATTGAATGTCCAACGACATTTATGGCTTCTAACAAATAATAAGCAAATCTAACATTCCAATCCTGAATTAAACTACGACAATATCTAAATTGCGGTGGTATTTCTCCGTCTGGATGGTATGTAGTTACAAAATCCGTAAAAGTATATTTTCCATTAATCAACTCGACTGTTGAACACCCTTTTTGCACTAAGTAATCACGATTTTCATAATCACTCATATCACCTATTACTCCATCTTCTGGAGTAGGCATATCTGCATAATTTAACGAACTAACATCTAAATGAGGTGTATCTTGCGAAACACGTCCAAATAATAATGCTCCATTTGCAGCTGCTTCATATGGAAATCCATCTGAATTTGGAGCTGGACAAAGTGCATTCGTTAATTGGTCTTTTCTTGCTGTTGCATCAGTTATGATTGCAAGCGTTGTCTTACTATCTTCAGTTGAACCCCAAAGTGCAATAAACGGCTTGAATGTTGTTGCCGAATATCTACCTGTTGGCGATGTACCAGGAACGCCATTAAATGATTCAAGTGTTGTAAATTGAGCAACTCCATAAGGATTAATTACAATAGTGTTCCAGTCTGTACCAAATTGGTTTAGAGCGTCTGAAATTGCTACTGCTCCTGAACCAGAAGCTGAACTTGCAACTGCATACGAAATACCTGCTGCATCATCGTTTGTATCAACTTCAACAACTAAATCAGCAGCGGTTACGCCTCTCCATTTAGATGTGAGTGTTAATTTTGTTGTTCCGTCTGTTGCAATAACAGGTGAACCTTGAACTGCATTTACGGCAGCAACTTGTTTAGCGATAATTGCGGCAGCATTGTCGCTTGTTTCAACATTATACGAATAAAATTCGCCATCAATATTGTCTCTACCAGCAATTCTTAAATAATGAGTTACATTACCGGTTGCTGTTCCTGTTGGTGTTACATCTGTAACTTGAGCAGCTGCTCCGGCTACCTCCTTTTGAGGATATACTATTGTAGGTATTCCTCCAATACCCGTACCCGAAATAGGTCGTAATATTCGCATAATTGCATGAATTGGCGAACCAAAACCATACAATTCACCAGCTTCTTGTGCTGATGTTACTTCTTTTTTGGTTGTACTTAAAGTTGATTGATTAGCTGTGTTTGCTTCTCCTAATATAGCTATTCTCATAGGTAAATTTGGAGTTGTATTGCTAAAATTACCTTTTGTAATTGTATAGCCAACTATTTTACTAACTCTTTCTGTTCCAACCGCTACACTAATTGCCATAATATCAATTATTAAAAACGTATTTAAAACCTTTATCTGTTAAACTTATTTTAACCTCCGTATCATAACCTGCTGCAATAACTGGTTGAATTAATTCTGCTGTTTCGATTGTTTTAACTTCTAATATTAGTCTACCAAAACTTGAATTAATTGCGTCTCGTTGTTGCATTGTAGTATCGTTCTGTATGCTATTTATTTTTCTATTACTAATAAAAGGCATTTCAAAACCTAAAGTTTGATAAGCTGGCGCCATTAAAATAGCTCTAATCTTACCAATTATTTTATGTAATTTCTGCCTTGAATGAATATCGCCACGCAATAATTCACTTGATTTTGCGGCAACTTCTACATCTATATTAAATGTATAATGTGCATCTGTTTCAATTGAATCTTGTGCGTCATAATTTCCATCCTGTAATGAAATATTGATAGCTGTTAATTCTGATTTGTCAAAAGTAATAAAACGCTCCGAAAATATATTAGTAATATTCAAATCCTCATCACTTGTAAGCACGTATTGATTTGCAAGTTCATCAGTTATAATAATACCGATTTGGTCACGAATTAATTCGTATGCTTGTACTGGTATAGGATTATTTAATTTACTCATAATCGTTTAAATTAAGTGTTATTGCACCAACTGTTTCGTCTGCATATTGTTCTGATACAATATAATGCTTTAATACTCCTGAATTATCTTTATATGATACTTTATTATTGATTAAATTAACTTCTTGTTTAGAATCCCTTACATTATAACCTGCTGTGAGTAACACTTGTTCAGTTATTGTGATATGAGCAACTTTACTCGAAACAGGTAATCCGTCAGGGTCAATAGATAAATGATGCTTAACCGCAAGCCCAAAAACAGTATAAACATCACCCGATGGAGTTGTTATTGCGATTTCAACTTGAAATCCTCCGTTAGATGTAAATCTATCCCAATCACTTCGCGCCTGTGTTAATATATCCATTTATTTTTTTGCCTTCTTTAATGCTTCAACTTCCGCTTTTAAATCTTCTAATGATTTTCTACGGTCAATATCAACTTTAAATTCTTTTTTTGCATATTTTTCAATCTCTAATTTTTCAGCTTCTTCCGCTTCAATTTCAGCTAATTTTTCAGCTTCTCTTTGTGCTTGTTCTTCTGCTAATTTTTCAGCAACTTTTTCCTTATCAGCTTCTTTTTTGTATTCTTTTTTAGTGAATTCTTTCAAAAAACCTTCTTTTTCAAGCTGCATAGCATTTTTACCCGGAAACATTTTTTCAGTAACTACATCGCCGTAACGATGAATGTTATTATTCATTCCTGAAACTGATAAACTAATTACTTTATATTTTTTATTTGCCATCTTATAAAATTTTAAAAAAGGGTATATTGCAACCCTTTATAATGAAAACAAAAACTAGGCTAAAACTTGCATTGTGTAAATTTGGTCAACTGCCAAAGGAATTGCAACACCTGCTGATTTAATATCAAATACATCTGTTGTATTTCTTTCGTCAATATAGCGTCCAACAACAAAAGCTCCTTTTGTAGGTGCAATCGCTTTACTTAAACCAGTTGATTTAGGAGTATCCACTAATCTTGGAACACCTGCGTAACTCATTACAAATTTAGGAGCTAAAGGAAGTAAAGTTACTTTCTTTGTATCTAAATATGATGTAGAAACACCACTTGCATTGTCGTAAAATTCAGGATAACTCCAAAGATTAACCTTGTATGCACCTACTGATATTTGACCATGTAATGTTCCGCCAACTGCATTACGTTGTGGTTCACGAATAAATGCTAAATCATAATTTCTAAGATTTGCATTTTCTTTGATATCTGCATGACTTAATAATTCAGCTATTGCATTTTCACCGCAAATCATATTAAATGTTCCTCCTCCAGCTTTACCAACTGTACGTAAAAACTTTAAACCTGTAGCAATATCTGTTAATGGTACAGATGCACCTGAATCCCACTTTGTAGAAACAGTTACTTTTGATAACGCTTTACGCTTAAAATCAATATTATCACCGTTTGTAAGTGTTACGATACCATCTTCCATTACCTGAGCAGCTTGCAATTCATATCGTCTTTCAATTTTGAATTGTAGCATTAATATCTTCTCGATAATTTTGTCCATCCAAGATTTGAATTTAACAGCAGATACAACGCCTTGACCTTCGCCAAATAATGTATCGTAGAAATCTAATTCTGTTGCATCAAAATACTCTCTGTAATAAGGAGGTTGAATAATTTTCTCGCTTGATTTTGAGAAAGTATTACGATTTCCTTCTGTGCCGCGCATTACGTCAGCAGCAATTTTTTCCGTGCCTCTCTGCACTTCGATACTAATATATAAAGTATCTGATTCTTTTACTGTAAAGAACGAACGCAAGAAACTTGTTGGTGTGTTCTGCTCTTTGTATGTCGCAATTAACTTCTGAGTAAATATACCCTTTGCTTGCGAAATTGGAATTGTAGCCATATCTATTTATTTATGAGTTATCTACTGCGGTTAATTCGTCACCACCTACGAGTCTGATGTTTAAATCAGCAATTATATCTCCATAGGTTTTAGTAATATTATCATCTGTTGATAGTGTCATTACTTTTAATACTGTATCCGTACCATCAAAAATTAATTTGCTTGATACTACATCGCCAGCAACACAAAAATTCAATGAAAGACTTGCTCCATTTGCAATTGTTACTGTTTCAGCTAAAATACCAATAGGTAATTGACTACCATCTGTTGACGCTGATTTCATCACCGCAATTTTATTACTTGACGCAACACGCCCTAGTAATGTTCCTCTTGTTAAGGTTAATTCTGCTCCTGTACCATTTGTAAATGTACCTTTTGAATATCTGTTATTCCAAACAAATATTTTTCCGATATCTGAATCAATGTATAATTGATTACGAGTATCTACTTGTGTAGCTTGTCCCATATTATTTCAATTCGTTTAATTCCTTTTCAAATGCTTCTAATGCTTTCGCCTCGTCATTCTTAGGAGTTGTTGTTGTAACTTCTTCTACTGTACCTTTTTCTAAATCATTGATAGTTTTAGATTTCATTTGTTTAACAGCCATTTCCGCCATAAACGTTTGCGATACATTCTCTCCGCTGTTTATCCCCTCTTTTACAGCTTTAGGGTCGATTTCCACGAATGCCATCCAAGCACCCACTCTATCATTTTCCTGCGAAACTCCAATATTTACAGCCTCTGCAAATAATTCAGGGTGTTTCGATTTTAATTCTGTGAGATTCATATTTGTATTTAATTTAGTATTAATTTCTTTTTGTTCAGTTAAGGAAACAACTTTATCAATAGCCTGTTGAAATGTGCCTATTTCATCAATAAGCGTTCCAACTACCTCCGATGCTTTAAAAATCTCCCCTGTTAGTTCAATTTCTCTAACGTTGGGACGATTTGCTTTAATATCTTGAATAAATTGCTCGTTTGCAGGATTGAGCATTTTTTCTTGAATTGGCTTGAAATTATAGTTGTTTATTGCTTCTTCGAACATACCATTTTTGTTGGTAGATTTGTTAGCATATATACGTACAAATCTATCTTTGGTATTTCCGTTTTCTGCTTGTTTTGGTTTTCCTGCAAATTCTATCATTGTACCAATTGAACCTATCATATCAGTGCTACGACTTGCAAAAATATAATCTGCATACGAGCCTATATACATTGCAGCGCTTGCCATTATACCGTCAACCCACACAACAATTGGTTTAGTTACTTGTTGCATAGCCTCTGTCATTTCAGGAATAGCATTTGTAGAACCTCCGCCACTCTCCATTACAATAATATGTCCTTTTACGTTATTCTCTGCGTCTGCTTTGATAAGCATTTGACCCATTTCACGCATACCATAATGGCTTGCACCACCATATTTTGTAATAATACCGTCAATTGAAAGTATATTAATAGAATCGTTTATTGCTCTATCTGTTTTTACCTGCTCAACTAAATCGTAATATTCGCGAGCTGTTGGTTCGCCTGTAAACTCTTTTCCTGCCTTAAAATCGTTTAAAATATGATTATAACTATTCAATGTTAAATAGTCCATAAACCACGCTCCGCGATATAACTCAGTTGCTAATTTATAGTTCATAATACAAATGTATAAAAAATATGTTATATAACATAATTTATTTGTTTTTATTTTTTCTTTGCCACCAATGTCTCTTTTTCTTTATTGTGTCGATATTGTTGGTTAAATCTAAATCGGTTGTTGATTTTCTCCCAGTCTTAACTTTTCCGATATTATTAGATACTTCGGTAGTGTTCTTGTTAATTGCTGTAATTAGCACTTTTTGGTTACTATCAACAATAGTATCTGTGACTTGGAACACAACAAATGCACCTAATGCTACACCTGCGGTAAATGAGATTAAAGTAATTCCTAAATTTTCCGCTACTTGATAATAATTCATAGGTTATGTTTTAATAAGTAAATAATAATTGCAATTCTCTAACGTCAATATGTACAAATGTCTTTGCAACGCCAACGCTAAACCCTAAATTTAAAGCATTTTTTACAATTTCTTTTCGCTTAGTCGCATCTATACAATAAATATCAACTGCTTTTCCTAACAAGTGCTGGCTGTTTTTTGCACCTCGTATTTTTTCATTATATTCTTCACTTCGATATGACGAATTGATTTTTAAAGGAAAGCCACAAAGCTCTCTTAAACTATCTAAATTATTGAGCAATTTAACGTCCATTTTTTCAAATACGTTAATATCGCCCATTGTAAACTCCTCTTTTTTAAAGTGTTTCATTTCTTTATATTTTTAACAGCCTCAACGGAGAAATAACCGCCAAGTATAATAGTCAAAGGCAAGCTCAATTCTTTTAATACGTCCAAATAAACATTGTCGTAATGAATAACAAAGATAACTATAACAATAATTAACATCATTACAGCGGTTATTATTGCCCTTATGTATTGCCTTATATTCATCTTACTGTCAAGTTAATTGTATTCCAAAGTTCCCGAAAATTCTTATCAGTTTTTTTTTCAATATAAATAATATTATTTACTTTATGAATAATCTCGTCATGACCTTGATTGTTTCGTTCGCCCTGCTTCGCCAAACTATCTTTAATGCCATCTATTCGTTTATTTAACTCTATATTTTGCGAACTATGCAATGCGATAAATGTGTCAAATTTGTTATTTAATATTACTTGGTTGTTCTGAATGCTTTCGTTGTTTATCTTATTCTCGATAATTGTATTAAACGAAAACCATAAAATACTGCCTAACCCTCCTGCAATTAGAAGTAATAATCCTATTATCAAACTTTTATTTACTTTCATTATTTTAAATTTTATCAATATCGTAAATTTTCATTTTATCTGCTACATTCTTTGGCTCGCAAATAATACTCCCTAATTTCTGCCATTCCTTTAATTCCTCAAAAGTTGGTAATAATGGGTTCTGTTGGTCTCCTGCCTTATCAATTCTTATTAGCATCTTACCGTCTTTATATCTACGTTGGTTTTCATAAATATAAAGCTCTCCTGTGTCTGTACCCTCACCTAACTCAATATATGGGTAATTATAAGGTTTTAACCAATTAACTTCATAACCTTGCGATATACAATAAGCTAATAAATCTTCTTCTATGAAGTTGAGGAATACTCTTTTGTATAATTGCTCACCGTCTGTTACATTCTCACTGTCAAGTCCTAATATTAACCCCTCTTGGACCAGTGCCTTAATATACTCATCACCTTTAACTGCTGTATAAGGGACTATTAGCTCTATGTTTCTTTTGTTCTTTATTACTTCCATATTATTAATTAATTTTCATTATTTCCTCATCACTACCAAAACTATCTACTTTTCCGTGCAAATCAAAAAAGTAAACTAACATATCGCCCCCATTACTATCAGTTCTAACTAATTTAATTTGAAAAGTATCACTTATACCGCAATCAACAATCATATCTGGGAATCTTGAAATTTGATTATATATTCCATCTGCTTCACTTGTGAAATCAAATATATCATCACCGCCAACACCAGTGTTGCATTCTACTTCATTCCATATAGTAGTTTTAGCATTGTCGTTGTTTTGAATCCGCCACAACATAGTTAAATCACATTCTTGTGCGACACCACCTACGACTTCTTGAAACCAATGAATGTGCGGTTTAAAGATAACTTGTGTCCCGACCATTAAGTCGTGGTTTATTTCCATATTACCACCAACAAAATCGTTCGGATTTGAAGTAGAACCATTATCTTGAAATTTGATACACATTTCGTCAAAATCATAATCTACTCTACCATTTGTAGCTGTTAGCTTTTTGCCTATCAAGGATAGTATCATATCTCTCCAACTGGTAGCATCTCCCGTTAATCTTTGTGTTCCATTTACTCTTATCTCTGTTGTATCTGTACCTTTACCTATTTTTAAAGGGGTGTCTAAATCACTTACATCTCTATATCCCATTATATTCTTATTAAAATTGAACGTTCTGTTAATTGAAAAATACCACTTAATGTAGCATCTACTTTTGTGCGAATTTTAAAACCGTAAAGTTTAGCCTTAGCTCCTATATACGCAGGATATGTAATTGTTTCTCTGTGAGGAATATTCTGCTTAGACGGCGTGACGGTTTTGCCCATTACGTGAATGTCGCCAGTAGGGTCAGGTATATATAGCTCTACATGAAGCATACTATTAGCTGAATTTGTTTCAACTGTAGTCTTTAACGTAATATCTATATCATCATATAAAACCCTATCTGATACGTCTATTATATTAGTTGTAGTATTCCATATATCGCCATCGCTTGTATCTCTATAACCTAAACCGTTATTTACATATTCGTGCCATACGTCTACATCGCTTATAGTAACTACTCCTGCATCTGATGAACAATCATCTATTGCTTTCTGTATTCCTACTATATTATCTCTGAAATAATCTTTCGCATCTATATATCCCATTATACGCAGTCTCCTATAATTAAGTCCATTAAATTAAAATCTACTAAATCATTACCTGAACCATCTTGTAATATACATTTACCAATAGGTAGGCTCATACCTTTATTATAACATTTAATAATATCGTATAATTCGTCATTACTTAAATTGTGGTCATACATCAAGCCTTGCATTTTGCAATTATCTACTTTATTCCAGGTTGTATAACCTCCATTTTCAGGTAAGTCTGCATTGTTCAATTCTCTTGCCACAACTAACTCAGGTGTTGTTTTATCGAAGTAAATTTCATCATTATCAGCGTGAATTAAATCGCATGCCAAAGGATATTGTTTTTGGCTTCCATCATTACTTCCTATTTCGCAAGGAGGAAATTCTAAAGTTGCACCTAAAACATCAAGTCCTATATTAAGTAAACTTGCGGGTATATTGGGGGCTGTATATCCATACTTCTCTTTGAAGTGATATGCGTCTTGTGTAATCCAACTTACACCATCTGTTATTGTTCCTGCAATGCTATACGCTGTATCATTATTAACGTCATATACCGTGTTGCTTGTTCCCTCTCCTATGAATACTAATTTAGCTCCATTCGATAGTTCAACCATTGCAACCCAACCATCTACATCGGTTGTCAGGTTATCGCCACTTATGATAGGTGTAACTCCACTTTCTGCAATAAAATCAACTACGGTTAAACCTGTCATTCCTGCTATCATGTTGCTCCCTGCAATGAAGTGAAAGCAACTTGCATTAACAAAATTAACATTTTTAGGCACAACCCCTTTGTCCCAAGTGTCATAACTTGCTACTGGTGTGCCATCTGTACCTATTGGTATAGCAACATCGGGGTTGGTATTATCTATTGCAAACCCTACGCTATCTAAATAACAAGTAGTTTTTCTGTGGTCTATTACATGAAAGCCTGTAAGACTTCCGTATATGTCGGCTGTTACTCCTGCTGTTGTACTGTATGATGTATTACCTGCTCTTTCTTCGCAATTATAAACTACTTCATTACCTCCATTAATTATGTAAGAATAGTTAAATATTCTGCCTGTCAAAAAACGGTTAGATGATTCATCTGTTCCACCCACCATTATGTTTTTTGTTGTTGAAAAATCAATAGTGTTGGTTGCTACGGTGCTAACACCATCTAGTATTACTTCTTGTCTTGTTGGGGTTAATATTACTTTTGCTGTATGAACTACATTCAAGGTAAGATTTCCACCATTTAAAATAACAGTAGCTCCATTTACGTATAAGTTTAGTTTTCCTCCAGCTTCTCTAAACATAAATTCAGAGCTCCCCGTTGTTCCTTTACCAAAAAGAATAGGATATACAGTAGATGTATAGTCTGTTAGAATAAATGTTATTTCCCCAACAAATGAAGTTAGCACATCATTAACTCCTGTATCAATATACTGACTACCTGCAAGCTCATAAGCCCTTGCTTGTTGCACTTCTCTTGCATCGCCCTTGTTGTAGGTGTCTAATAGTTGGGTGTCTGATTTTTCGCCTAAATATTGTAAAAGTCCTGTTTTTGGAAAACAGAAGAAACCATCTACACCATATACTGCTAATGACCTTTTCCTATCAACTACAACCATTTTACTTTGTTTATTCAGTGTTGTGGGGGTTCCTGTCATTAAATAAATGGCAACACACATTTCACCGTCAACGCTCATTAATGCTGATTGATAATTTTTATAATCATTAACACCATCTATCGCTTTCATTGCAATAGCAATTTGAGTGTCTACCGTAACCAAATGATTTTGATTATTTCGCCAATCAACAACACCATCTAGTTGATATATGGCAACAGCTTTCTTTCCATCAACAGTCACATATATATCATTCAAATTACCTAAATCAACAGCACCATCTAATATGACGGCTTTTTTAACTATTTTGCCTTCAAAAATTCCTACTGTATTATTCTTTGACATCTTCTTTTGGGATTAATTCTTTGGCTTGTTCTAATTCTTTTGTAAATCGTTCTATATTTTGAGCAAATTCTCCTCCGTTCACGTTTTCTGTGGCTTGTTCAAGTGTAGTAAGCGGTATAAACTTACCTAATTCACCTAATTTTTCACGTTCTGCTTTAATTTCTTTTAGTGGGTCTATGTTTGCTACATTCACACCAACAAAACGTGCATTTCTATACGCTTCTTTAGTTAATTCGTCGGCTTGTAAATATTCTGGGATGTTTAAATCATCCGTTAATATCTGCAATTCAAAAAACAAATCATATATTGGTTTATAAAATTGCTGTGAAAAGTGTTCAGTTGTTACATTTTTAATATGCTCCCAATCTTTAATAGCCGCTCTACTTGCTGAGTAATTGCTATCATACATTGAATATGCTACCTCGTAAGGTATCATTAAACTAGCACATATACTCTTTACATTTGTCGTATAAAATTCTTCAAAATTAAGCTCTTGACGACTTTCAAGTGACTTTAATTCACTTTCAATTTCCATATTAAATACGCTCTTTTGCGTTGTAAGTGCAATTTTTTGAGCCGTATCTGTATCTGTTGCCGTTTCTGGCGCAATACCTTTATTTCCTGCCATTGCATTAGCAATGCTTGAAGTTAGTGGATTACTACCTGTTGAGCCTGTTTTGTGATGTATATAATATGGTATTTTTGCTCTTTCTTCCGCTCCACCTACTGTCGCTTCTTTATATCTATCAAGTTTTTTAATAGTTTCAAGATTTGCAGATATTGCAGGAATACCACGAACTTCATCAAGTCTATATTTAGAACCATATACCATATAAGCGGTTATGATACCGTTTGTTTTTGCTGGTATTTCTTCTATATTACCATCCTTTGTATATACATGAAAAGCAATATGTTCACCGTTTTTTCCTAATTCGATTCCGTCTTGAATATTTTTAGTTGTAACTCCAAAAGGTGTTGTAAGATTATCTCCGTCTATAACTTGAACAGTTAATTGTGCATCTTTAACACGCAATACAACCAGACAATCTCCTCCTATTTTTGCTTCTTTAAATGCTTTTACAGCCAGTGAATGAATTGTATCAATTTTATTATACGCAGACATTTTACTCTTTGCAAATAATCTAAATTTCGTCTCCAATATATTAGAATCAAATTCTGTAGATAATTCTTTAATAGGTTCAGTTTGTAATCTTAATCCACTACCTATAACCCAAATTATATATTTACCTACAATAGTTTGAATAATATCACTTTCTAAATATGATTGCCAACTTCTTGCTCGTAATGCAAAATAATCTGGATAATAATCTTTTATATTACCCATTTCTCCAGGTGTTTTTTCACCATCAAAATGTACTGCAAATATAGGATTAGAATATCCTGAGTATTGTGTTTGTTTTAATTCTGGCGCTCGCTTGAATATACTAAAAAGTCCCATAATATTATCTTATATTTGTTGCCGTACCTGCATCAAGTAACCTAACAACACGACCATTTAATTGATTAATATACCTTTGCAATAGTATTTCATAATTATGAATTGCTTTCCATATTGCTTCAGGTGAACGAAATGTAGTTTTAATCTTTGTCTGCCCGTCATCTAACATATATTCCTCAACATCAATATTATCAATTGAAGATAATGCTTTAACTTCTAAAGCTGCGATAATTGCTTTAATAGCAGTAATTTTCGCTTTTTTTTCTGTTACGCTTGCAATATAGAAAGCTTCACTTTGATAAACTATCATAATACAAAAATAACAAAAATATGTTATATAACATAATTTAATTTAATTTATCCTAAAATAATACTCACATATTCATTAAACCCGCCTTTATATATTTTGCTTTCACGACATACTGCATTAGCAAGAACTTCACGTAAAGCGAAATTATATACTCTACAATCCCATAAGTGATTCTCTACACTCGATGAACGCTTTATCCATAAAAAACTCGTATTGCCATTCTTTTCTTCTGCAACTTTATGTTCTGCTTCATAATGTGAATAGAAGTCTTTATACGTATATTTACCATTTTTACTGACTGGAAAATTACAGTAATTAGCAGGCTGAGCAAGTGCTTCATCCTCCCATTTTAACTCTAAATGTCCACTGATTACATCTTTTACAAGATTTACATCTACTAAATAATTTCGCATATTTTCCTTTGACTGTGTAAAATATGCGTTATCCTTATCTTTCTTTCTAAACGAATCCGCTCCATCTCCTTTTAATCCTATTACATTGCTGGGCATTGAGTTAATGAAATTATAAGCGTAAACAGTAAATTGTCCAGTGTCTACACCTGTTATCATTATATTCATTTCACTACCATCGTCCGTTGGTAATTGTTGCATGACTATATTTTGAAACTCTGTCCAAACATTGTTTTCTGTAGCGTTGTTTCTATATGTCCATTTAACACGATTATCGCGTTGTGATGCCGTTTCTTTTCTTGACTTCTTAAATGTACCCACGCTTCCATGAGTCACGCTGTACGTAGCGCCATTTTCACAATGAGCAACTATTTCATAATCTAATCGAGCATCATCAATCTTACCGTTTAAGTCACTTCCGCAGGTAATCATTACGACTTTACCATTTCCGTCTTTTTCTGCTAAATTAACCGGAACCGTTCCTATTGTATATTGTCTTGATTGTCTACGTAGATTATTTGTCTTTATTGGTTTAGAACGCTGCTCGTATGTTTGTCCAAGGACTGTATTTACAAATGTATGCAACTCTTCTACATTAATAGGTTGTCCTATTGGATGTATATCTATCCACTTTCTTACAAGTGCAATCCATGGAGTTGAAAATGTTGGATTATAAAGTGCATTCAAATGATATGAATATATTCCAGGTTCACTCGGTTCTGCTGTTGGTATCCATTTTCCGGATAAGTTCAATTTATGTTTATGTTTTTCTTGTATAAAATGTCCGCACTTCTGACAAATATATCCAACGCTTGAATCAATTAGTTTGTGATTTTTATCCAGCTTATAAGTTATTCCAGCATAATTATCATCCGATACTTTTATACGCCATTGTAAATCTATGCGCTCTCCACAGCTTGGACATTCCCAATGAAAATATCTTTGGTCACCTTTTAGAAATATATCCTCAATATTTGAACTTCCTTTTAATTCAGCTGTTGATATATAGAATAATTTCATCTTATTATAATATGCTGTAAACCTACTTTCAATTAAAGAACGTACACTTCCTCCAGCTTTTTCTGTGTATTTTGCAGCATCAAAATCGTCTATTATTCCATAGCGAATTGAACGCTGTCGCATATTTGCACTCAAAGCATTTAATCCGCCACTGAATAATTTACCTCCTGCAAAATCCTTACTCTTACTCGTGTCACCTGTACGTCTATTTTTTTTATTTGTAGTCTTTATTCCAATATATTTACGCAATCCACAACTATCAATAACTTCCTCGAATTTGTTAGTCATGGCTTCTTCCATTAATTTTTCATTCGCTGATAACCACATTACATTGCCCGGACTTTCTGCAATAACCCAAGCAACAAAATTTTCTAATACTCCTGTTGATATACCACTTTGAGCAGATTTCATTATAGCTATTATACGAGCTGGGTGGTCAGGGTGTCCGCAATCTAATATCTCTTTTGAATACGGTGTATTCTCAAACGAAAAACGTCCAGGTATTGGTGTAGTCGCTGAACTCATTACTCTGTTATCTTCCGCAAATTGAGATGGTAATACAGATTTGAATTCATAGTCAAACTTGTTCAGTATATTAATTAAATGTGATTTATATTGGTCTCTATTCATATACTTATTTCTTATATTGAAATTCCTCTACAATTACATCTACTTGCTTTGTTGCTATTTTTTTACCATTACGGATTCCTATATTTACCTCATCTCTTAATTTTTTACGTACTTCAATTATATCCTCACGTGTTCCTCCAAGTGATGTCACTATTGTATTTGATAAACTATCAGCAGTCTGATAAAAACTGTTTGTAAATGCTTTGAGTGTTGCAGATACAAGATTTTCTACTAATTTAACTGGTATTAACTCACCCTCCATTTTTTGCTTTTTCATCTTTTCAATGCCTATTTTTTCCTCAAGCAATTGAATATCTAATAGCTTTTTCTTTTTTTCTATGTCGGATATTGATAATAATTCGTTCACGACTGGTTCGTTTGGAAGTAAATTAATTACTTTTTCTTTAGCTTCTTTTACTTTCTGTTCAGTTGTGATAATAGTAGGTGAATAATCTATTTTCGGCTGTGCTGGTTGTATGGGTTCTGGAGTAAAAACTACCTGCTCCAATTCTTTTACTTTTTTCTTCTTGCTAAAAAATCTAACATTAACCTCATGATTAGTGTCAATTAATTGCTTACCATCTCCTGTTTTTGTAATGACTAATTTTTTACGTCCTGCATTTACACTCAAATATGATTGAGTTAATCCATACATTTCACATATATCGCCTCTCGTAAGTAATGCCATAGTACAAATGTAAACATTTTGTAAACAATATAAAAATTTACGTAATACAAATATGTTTACAGCGTTTAAAAACCAGTGCAAATTTTTTTTTACCGGACTGTACCAACATATACCGTAAAACGTACATACTCTTCACAGTAACTAAATGAAATACAACTACATACACGCATAACGCACATAGATATATAAGCACGTGCAATAATACAATATATATAACTAACACGTACTCAATACATTAAAAATTTGTACGCTTCTAACACACTAACACATAACAAGATAAGAATTATTCGTACAAATTTGTACTAACTTGTACGCATTTGTACGGAATTTTGTACGCTTCTAACGTACATACATACAACGACTTACAGCGATATTTAAAAAAACGTACAAATTTAGCCCTATATTACTTATATATATATAATATATGTGTGTGTTTATTTTTTTTATATATATGCTATATATAGGGTGTAATTTGTACGAAATGTAAGATATAAGGAATAAATGTATAGATGCCAATACGTTACAAGCGTACAAATATGCGTACAAATAGCGTACAAATGCGTACAAACCCGTACAAATTAGGATATAGTTGCATTACAGCGGTATTTATTAAAATATTATTACATTATGTTTGTTATATTAAATATTTATTGTATTTTTACAAACGCAAATTTAAACAAATACAGTATGAAAGAGATAGCATATCGATTAATTGGTCAGTATTCAGTCGGATGGTTATGTGATAAAATGGAGCTAAATTATCGCACTTTAATGAATAAAATAGAAAATGATTTATGGAAAGAGAGCGAAAAACTATATTTAACTGAACTAAATAAAAAGTATTAAAATGACAGAATTTTGGTATTACGAAGAAATAAAAAGCAATAAAACCGTGCCTCGTATAGATAACCATAAGTTCGTTAAATTTATGTCTGAAAATAATATATTTAAGTATTATACGGATGATATTGGACAGAATTACATATTTATAAAGCGAAAAGATAAGTTTATTAATGAAATATCCGTTGCTTTGATAAAGGATTTTGTATTAGATTATGTTGAGAATAATGTTGATATATGGAATTTATTAACCAACAAATTAGCTTTTTTCTCGCCTAATAGTTTAAATATGTTAGAAACTGGTAAGATAAATGTAGCTAAAGACACTAAAGAATACGCATTTTTATATTATCAAAACGCCTGCATAAAAGTAACGAAAGATAAATTCGAGTTAATTAAATATGATAATTTAGATGGTTATGTATGGGAGAATACGGTTATAAAGAGGGATTTTGTACAGAATGGTGAAAGCGAAGGCGAATATAAGCGGTTCATGTGGCTTGTAAGCAATAAGAACAAACAGCGATATTATACCATTAAATCAGTGATTGGTTATTTATTGCACGGATACAAAGACCCGTCTACTCCAAAAGCTATTATATTCAATGATGAAATGATAAGTGATGTACCTAATGGAGGTAGTGGAAAAGGGCTATTTCATAAAGCAATTAAACACATTAAAAAAGTAGACAGAATTGATGGTAAATCATTTAATTTTGATAAACCATTTTTGTATCAGCATATACATTTAGATACTCAATTAGTATATTTTGATGATGTTAATAAGGGTTTTAGTTTTGAGAAATTATTCAGTGTAATAACTGAAGGAATGACTATTGAAAAGAAAGGTAAAGACCCTATTGTATTAAACTATGAGGATAGTCCTAAAATAACAATCACAACAAACTACACAATAAAAGATAATGGTGGAGGTAGTGAAAAACGTAGAAAATTTGAGGTAGAATTCAGTAATTATTTCAATGACAATCATCAACCGGAAACAGAATTTAAGCATCAATTATTTACAGATTGGAATGATAATGAATGGGCAAAGTTTGATAATTTCATGCTCAGATGTGTTCAGTACTATTTACGCTATGGATTAGTAGAAAGTAAGCACGTTAATTTAGAATTACGTAAATTAATAGACAAAACAAACAAAGCATTCATTGATTTTATGGATGATTATACGTTTACTGATAATATGACTTTGTATAAAAAGGATTTTAAAGAAGAGTTTGTAAAATCGTATGATGATTTTAATAATAGCAGATTTAAGACACATACCTTTAATTCATGGGTTAAATTATATTTCAAATACAAGAAAATAGATGTAGATGAACGAAATAGTGGTGGTTCAAGAGCTTTCATAATAAAACTACCAAAAGGATTTAATAATAAAAGTATAGATGATATACCAGCACAGCCGATTACACAATCGCAGCCTGAGGAGGAATTACCGTTTTAAAAATTTAAAAAGATGAAAGAATTAAGAGTAAAAGTAAATGAATTGACATCAGAATTTGCTATCACAGAATATGAAGCAATTATGATAATTAAAGCAGATGATAAGAAAGCTCAGACAGATGCTATAATTGAGCAACTAAGACAAATAGATATATCGTTAGGAGGGGTGTTATAATGACTAAAAAAACAAGAATTATCAGTTGGATTGTAATACTATCAATCACAGCGTTTTTTATCGGAACGTGCATAAGTAAGCAAGCTCCAGTAGAAGAACAGAAACAAGAACGCACCTTAATAGAGGTAAAGATAGATGCAGAAGCATTTATTGAAATGTATCTAAAATCACCAAGTACAGCGGATTTTAATTGGAGTACAAAAGGAGTAAAACAATTAAATGATACGTTATATAATGTATCAGGATATGTAGACTCGCAAAATGGATTTGGAGCGATGATACGTTCAAAGTATTATTGCACGATATGGTATAGTGATGAAATTGTTAATTGTAGTGATGTTTTAATTTATTAGGATGAAAACTAAATTCCAATACTACGCAGGCGATATAAAGAAAGTTGGACCGTTAGGGTATGTGACACTTAAACAGCTGATACAATCAACAGAAACACCTAAACCGCACGTCTTAGATATAATAAAAGACATACAGAAAGGTGATAAAAGTCGTAAGATTGAATTATATGCTTTTACGCCATGCGTTGTCGTACAATCAAAAAGAGCTTACAGTTCTATAGACCATTTCACGGGTTTGTTAGTATTGGATTTTGACCATATAGAAAATGCTATAGAATTACGCGACCATTTATTTGAGACATATGATTTTATTATAACAGCCTGGATATCTCCAAGCGGAAAAGGTGTTAAATGTATAATACGAATACCTGGATGCACCACAGTAGAACAATTTAAGGAATATTATTGGGGTGTAGCTGATAAAATGATGGAATATGATGGGTTTGATACAACTGGACAAAACCCTGTATTACCATTATTTTTAGGATATGATACTAATATATTATGGCGAACAGATGCTACAATGTGGAAAGGAAAAGGTGTAAATCCACGAGCATTTAAACCAACTGACGTATCCAATATAACTCGCGTAGAACCGACAGAATTACATAAACGTAGAATTGAGGGTATAATTAAAAGTATGATGAGTAAAGCTACAAATCAAGGACACCAAACGGTACGTTCTTCCTCACTTATATTAGGTGGATATGTAGCGAGTGGATATATGGAATACTATGAAGCTGTTCAGTTAATTTATTTTTTAATAGAAACTAATCAATATCTACAAAAAGGAGTTGCAGGATATAAAAAGACAGCTTTTTTCTTTATAAACCAAGGACAAATGAGTCCATTAAAATTGACGTAATTGGTACAATACAAGCAAATAGTCGTTTAGATGCTGAAAAGAAAATACGCGACAAGTTGGTGATTAAAAAAGTAGAACGTCAAAATAATGTTGTCAATGATATATTTGAAGTTTTTAAATAATAATAACGAATTATTGTATGATTAATGGCGGAAATAACTACTAAATTACGATTGAGAAACGAATATTAAATAACAAATTAAATTATAAACAAAGCAAGTAGTAGCCATTAATCATACAATGTGTTACCAACTGCGATTTAAAAATTAGAATTATGAACACAGAATTTGCAGTATGCTTTTACCAAAATGGAGAAGCAGAATTTTTTAAAGGTGATGGTGCTAATGGAGAAAAAGTTGTTTTCAAAAACGGAGAACTTAAAAAAGTAAACCAAGAAGAAATGTTTAAATGGCTTGAATTAGCACATAATGAAAATGTGAAATTGTCTATTTATGAAATAACAATGGTTTGCGATATTTCGTAGTTGTTGGTAACGGTGAGCGATATGGATTTAAAACAAGAAAAACAAGAATTGTATAATTTTATAGATGAATTGCACCATAATAGAGATAGTTATTCGAGAGCAAAACTGCTTGAAATGGTTAAGGATAAAATAAAAGAAACAATACCAAATACAATACTTAGCGAACATAACGATAATATTGATACGAGTGATAGCAACTGCATTATACCTGATGTTGTAGGGCGAAGCGAACAGTTAATTTGCCCTCGATGCGGAAGCAATGTAATTGTAAGTGACGAAAGATATAATATAGTAATGTGTGGTGTTTGTAAATATCAATGGGAAACTAATTGCCTACAACGAAGTTGCAATATGAAAAGTGCGAAAACACGAGATAAACTAAAAACGAAGTATTAACAGCCCAAAGCAACGGTGCGGAGGGATTAAATTTTATAAAAATGAATAAGAAAGACAAAAATTTAGAATACGCAAGTAAAATAATAGGTGCGTTAAGTGAGTTGTTTGACAAAGACAGTGATAGTGATTTTAAAATTGATTTAGATGAGTTTAATGAGGGTGATAATTTAACAGAGTTTTTTCACGCTTTGGCAAATATTGCACCATCTTATTTTTATCAAAAATTTACTGGTGATGAAAAGCAAGCACTTGAATTTAACCACTTGGCTAATCAATTATGCTTTAAGTTTGCATTAAGAGATGAACGTGAGCAAAAAGATGATACGAGTGATTAATTAGCATTTTTTATATTGCGTGTTGTGTGGTTCGTTTTGCTTGTGTTTTTATAAATAGTTAATTTTACTTACAATATTTCACAAGCAATATGCCACACAATGTTAAGGCTATGTGTAGTGCCGATATTAAAACTACATAATTAAATAAAGAATTATGAAAACTGATATAGTAAGAACACCAAAAGGAATAGGAAAAGAGGCATTACATATAGGTAGTGTTATAGAGCGTTATTCTGATGAAAACTTAATGAAGTTACAGAAACACTTCGTAAGCCTATACGGAAGTGATGAAATGGCACAAGAGAAAGCAAATAGCTTTGCAGTTGGATTTGGAAAAGCGTGTGATATGATTATAAAGGACTTAAATGCCCTATAACACAAAAATAAACAGCGTTTTAATGCTGTTTTATTAACTGTTATGCTTATTGTATGTTGTAAAACATATAAATAAATTATTTTCTTATTATATTTATTTATACTTTTACGACATGGAAATACAAAAATTAATACAAGACGCAAATTTAAGCGATGAGAAGAAAAAGGAGATATACCAAGCGATTCGTGATGCTGCAATGGCTGTTAATAATGTAGAGTGTGCTTTTCATGGTACAGGATTAGAGCATAAACTACTAAACACTGATACCGAACAGCCTACAATTTGGACTCAATTATTCACATTGGAAAAACTTTTTAACGCATAGCCAACCGCTATAAATGGAGGCAAATAAATAAAAATTTAATAAAATGGGTAAGAAAAATTACGCAGGTTCAATAAATCTTGCAAAATTAAAACACGTTGTAAGAGAACAAAAAGGTAAAAATGGAATAGTAAAAGTTGTAATTATACCACTTGATGCAAACTACATTGAAGAAAAAGATGGTAATCTGTATATGTCAGTAAATGTACATACAAACGATGAACAAAACGAGTATAAACAAAACGGGTTTATATCACAGCAAGCACCATCGGCCGTTTACAAAGAAGCAAGTGACGAGCAAAAAGAGGAGTTTAAAAACTTACCAATATTAGGTAATATAAAAGACTTTTCACAAAGTTCAAATGAACAACCTACAGGAGCTGTTCAAGAATCGCCCGGTGTTGATGCAGATGATTCGTTACCATTTTAGTAAATAATTTAAAATAAATTACCTTTTTAAGCATTTTAATTGTATATTTGTTAAATGAAAGAAAAAGTTTGTTTTAAATGTGGAAAAGTAAAACCATTGACAGAGTATTATAAACATAATGCTATGTCAGATGGTTACTTAGGTAAGTGTAAGGATTGTACAAAAAAAGATACAAAAATCCGACTTGAACAAAAAAAGAATGATAAAGAATGGATTCTAAAAGAAAAAGAAAGACACCGTTTAAAATATCATAGATTAAATTATAGAGGTAAGCACAATCCTACAAAAGAAAATAAAAAGGCAATAATGGATAGATATAATGAAAAATATCCTGAGAAAAAGAAAGCAAGAAATATGACAAGTAATTTAAAATGTAAAATAAAAGGCAATAATTTACATCATTGGTCGTATAATGACGAACACTTAAAAGATGTAATTGAAATGTCAGTGATTAACCACAATAAACTACATAGATACACTTCTTATGATAACGAAAGGCTTATGTATAGAGTTGCCATTGATGTGGCCTATTATAAGCAAGGTTTATTATTAGATAGTAGGGATGTTGTTTTAGATTTCTGTAAATGTCTAAACATTGAAGTTGTTGAATAATGAAAATACAACTAACAGAACAAAATACCCGCTTAATTGCGATAATGGAAGAACAACTAACAGAAAAACCTTCCGAAATAAAAGAAATAAACGAATGGAAAGTTTTTGATTGGTTTAAATTCCATAGAGATGAAATGTTTCCGGTTGCTTTAATGCGTATTGCAACCGGAAAAACATTAAATAGACAGTCTGTTTTTGGTTATTTTAAAAAAAGCGAATATTTATATATATTTTTAGTAGAAAAGAAATGAACGTAAAAGAATTAGTTAAATATTTAGGTGCGTATAGTACGCAGCAAATTTATACGATGGTGCAATTTGATAAGATACCATTTACAAATACAGGTACAAAAATAGTATTTGATAAAAAGGAAATTGATAAATGGAACTTCAAACGGCTTGCAAGGATTGAACAAGATAAGGAGTTTTATAATATGCAAGAAGCTATTGAAAAAACTGGATTAAGTAAAAGAACTCTTTACCAGTATGTAAATGATGATAAGATACCATTTATAAAAAAAGGAAAGTTTTTAATGTTTCCAAAGGCTGAATTAGAGACTTATATATTGCAGCGATAAAGTATGTTACACAACATAAAACGTAATTTTATTGTATATTAATTTTGTTTGTGTTATATTTTATACTACTTTTATACAGAATTAAAAAACAAATAAGTATGGATTTTACAAACTTCACAGTAGAAGAGCTAACAGAATTAAATAAAGGAAACGCATATAAAAAACATCCTTTGCATATACAACATCAAAATTTAATTCGCGAAATTGATTTAAAAATTGCAGAAGCTCAGAGCATAATTTATGAAGGTACACAAAAGAAATTATGCAATATAATATTAACTGAACAGGAAAGAACCTTTATTAAATTAGGTGCTGATGCTGTTATAATGAGAGGACTACTATAATGAAAAAAGAAAAAGAAAAAGTATCTTACGAAGCAATGGTTGCGATAATCTGTATAGGGTTAGCAACGGCATTAATATTAACTTACAAATTCGCTCAAATGATTGGGCTAAATATATAGTACTATGAAAGAAGAAAATGTTGATGCAATGAAATATCGCAAATCAACTCATTTAGCTGGTGTTGATGTAGATATGATGGATAACAAAGTTGTAACCATTAAAAAGTGTTGGTATGAGACAGGAGTAGATGTTTCGGGTAATAAAACAGATGGCTATTTTATGTCATTTCACGAAAATATAAAAGATATGGTTGTTAATTCTTTAAATAGAAAAATTATCACTGACATTGTAAAGCGTGAAAAAGGAATAACATTAAAAGAAGCACGAAATACAGGTAATTGGACTAATATTAGATTGGAACTTTACTTTGATGAAAATGTTAAAATGATGGGTAAAAAAACCGGCGGAATTCGTATTAAAATGCAAAGTCCAACACCTACAATATCTGATAACAATGCTTTAAAGATTATTGGCGGTTCTAAAAATTTGGACGAGTTGAAGGCAAATTGGAGCAAAATATCAAAAGATGAGCAATTATTGCCATCAGTTGTAGCACTAAAAGAAAAAAAGAAAAATGGATATTTATAAAAATATTAAGCAAGGAACAGAAGAATGGTTTGAGATAAAATGGCGTAAAATAGGCGGTACATTATCAAAAGGATTATTTGTAAAATCATTGACATTATTAAATGATTTAGTGAGTCAATTTTTAGAAGAATTTGAATACGATGAGGATAGTTTTCAATCTGCTGATATGCAACGCGGTTCTGAAATGGAAGTTTTTGCACGCGAATATCTAAGTAAATACGTAGGTGTTCAGTTTAGTGAAGTAGGTTGGTTACAAAGCAAAAGAAATAAATTGTTAGGTATTAGTCCGGATGGAATAACAGACTGTGAAACTAAAATGTGTGAAACTAAATGTTTTGGTAGAAAACAGCATACAAAAACACTTATAACAAACGAAATACCGCATGAAAATATTAACCAGTGTTTGCATTATTTTACAGTCAATCCAAAGCTGGAGGAGTTTTATTTTATAGCGTATCGTCCAGAAAGTGTAAAACATTTCATAAAGAAATTAACACCACAAAGTGAAATTAATATGGGTACAGAAAAAAAGCCTGTAATGATGCCAATACATGAAGCGGTTACAAAAGCTCACGATTTAGCTGATACGCTTTTATTTGATATTGAAAGACAAATTGAATTAATTAATGAATTTTAGAATTATGGAACAAAAAAAAGTTAAAATCGTAGGGCTATCCGTAAATAGTCAATTAGGTATTTTACAAGCTGTACAATTGCAGTTTGATAAAGATGCAAAATTAAACATTATTAAAGGTGGTGTAGGTGAAGGTAAAACAACGCTCCAAAAATCATTGCAACTTGGAACACAAGGTGCTAAAACACTAACAGATAAACAACTTTATGGCAATATTGATACGGAAGTGCAATTGCTTGATGGTGATATGAAAATATTTGTTGGCTGTAAAAGTGATAAAAAAGGCGGTCTATCTTATACTTTATACACAAAAGATGCAGAAGGTAAGAGAATTAATGAACCCGTAATTGATGGAGTACGTGCTACACCTGCAAAATATTTGGAAACATTACAAACTGAACTTACCTGGAAACTTGACGAATTAACAAGTGAAAATCCAACAACACAACGCAAAATTCTATTAAAATTATATCAACACGAATTTAAAAAATTAGGAGTTGTATTTGATACATCTGCTCCAGAATATAAAGATACTATATTATATAAAATAGAACAAGCAGAACAGGAACGCTCACAAAAAGATATGATGCGTAAACAAGTTGGAGGTATCAAAGAAGATTTAATTGCTAACGGTTGCGACCCGGAACGACCTGCAACTATTCCTGAATATATTAATATTGAGTCATTAGATTCGCAAATAAAAGAACAAGAAAAACAGCGTACAATTGAAGAAACAAAATCTACATCAGGAAAAGATGCACGAATACAAGAAATTAAAACCAGAGTATCCGAATTAACCACTAAGGCTGTACAGTTTAATAGTGAGTTGAAAAATAAGTATAATGATGCGATACAGCGTTCGCAGGTAGATGTAGAATTACATAAAAATATTAGTAATACATTTGGTGAAATTGAAAATGGAATTACAGGTTTAATGAATTTGAATGCTATTAATAAAGTGATTGCAAAAGAATTATTATCAACAATACAATTAAACATCAAGTATCCGCAAATTCCTAAAATAGCACAACCTGAATACATACAATTCGACGAAGAAAACAAAATCATATCAACAACTAATTCACAATTGAAAGGCCAAGAAATCTTAACACAGCTCCAAGAATTACGTAAGCAATACAAAACAGCATCAAGCGAGCAGATAGTTGTAGATTTAACACTTTTTGATGCTGAAATACTAAATTTAACAACCCTGAAAGAACAAGCTAAAGAAACAAATAAAGTTGTGAAAGCTGTTGATTCTTGGAACGCATGGAAACAAGCAGATGACGAGGTAAAAGAATTGAAAAAACAATATGTAAAATTACTTGCAAAAGTTGATACAGGTGTTGAAGGATTAAAAATTGCACCAGAAGAAAATGGTGAAAAATTAGATATTTTTCTAAAATATGATGGTACATACGACCCTAAGTATTTCAACAACGAGAAGAAAGATTTAATCAAACTATCTGCATACAGCGGAACACAAAAACCTATTATTTGCTTATTAATTCAAAACTATTTATTGAATCAAAAGCCAAAAGCTATGCGATATATGTTCATTGACAATATACCGATGGATAATAAGACTGAAACACTATTGGAACAAATGGGTGAAAAATTAGATTTAACAATATTTTTAAACATAACAGGTGATTTTGCACAAGATAAACTAAAAGATGGCGAAATTTTAATACAAGGAGGAGAAGTATTATGGAACAAATAAGAAAGGAAATGATAAGCAATATTAAGGCGTATAATAAACACGCAGATAAAAAGTGGTTGAATGAGCAAGAAACCTACAAACTTCTGACAATGACGCACCCAGAAGATAGACAAGATTTTACGCATAGAATTGAAGTTTTAGAGCGTGATTAAACTCAGACTATATCAAGAACAATTAATAAAAGACAGTCGAAAGGAGTTTGCAAATGGCAAAAAACACGTCATTTGTCAAGCTCCTACAGGTGCAGGCAAGACGGTTGTATTCTCAGAACTTGCAAGACAAGTATCGCAAAAAGGTAAAAAAGTATTAGTACTAACAAATAGAGCTGAATTACTTACACAGGCTGGTGGCTCTTTCAAACGTGTTGGATTAAATCCGTATTATATTCAAGCAGGTATTAAAACCGTATCAAATACGTTCAATTCATATGTTGCAATGTCGCAAACATTACGTAGACGTATAACTGAACAGTACTGGTTAGATTTTTTAAAGACAATAGATTTATTTATAGTTGATGAAATTCATATTCAGGAGTTTAATTGGTTATTTGAACTTGATTTTATACAAGAAAAACACGTTCTTGGATTTACGGCAACGCCAAAGAGAAGCGGTAAAATGCGTCAATTAGGCTTGGATTTTGAAAGTATCATTCAAACTGTAGACGTTGCTGAATTAATCGAAATGAATTACCTGTTAAACGATGATTATTACGGGCTTGCAAATCCGAATATGTCAAATGTAAAGATTGACCATTTAAGCGGAGATTATAAGGTTTCGCAAATGTTTAGCGAATTTAATAATCCAAAACTATACAAAGGTGTTGTGAAGAATTATCTGGAATTAACACCAAATACAAAATCGCTTGTTTTCTGTGTAAATATTGAGCATACAATAAAAACCGTGATAGAATTTGCGGAACAAGGCTTAGATGTGAGATTTTTAACATCTGACGTATCAAAACCTAAATATCCGCAAAATGCAACAGACGGACAAATTGCACGCTATAATGAACGTAATAGAATATTTGAGTTATATGAAAAAAATTTCACAAAATACAGCGGTAAACGTGATAATATATTAGAATGGTTTCACAACACAAAAGGAGCAATATTAGTAAATGCAGGTATATTAACTACTGGTTTTGATGAGCCAACAATCGAAACCATAATATTAAATCGTGCGACAATATCCGTAACTCTATTGCTGCAAATGATAGGGAGAGGCTCACGCTTGAGTGAAAATAAAACACACTTTAACATACTTGATTTTGGAGGTAATTGTTCTCGACTAGGTTATTATTCTGAGAAACGTATATGGTCGTTATGGCACGAACAAAATGTAGGTAAAGGAATACCACCAGTAAAAGAATGCGGTTTTGATAGTGATGGAAAACCAATAGGGGAAGGTGGTTGTCGTAGATTAATTATGGCATCATACACAATTTGTCCTATTTGCGGGTTTAAATATCCTGAAAAAAAACTAAAAGATATTGAATTATCAGCAACAGCATTTGACGCAGAATTGCAACGAGCGATTAAAGTAAAACGCATTAAAGATATGACAAATGAAGAACTCTATACGTATTGGAAAATAAAAAAGTACAAATCAGCATGGTTATGGCGTCAATTATGGTATAAAGGTCGCGAACGTGCAATTATTAATTTTGGTAATGAATACGGATGGAGTGCAGGTACACAACGTAAAGCGGTTGAATTTTGTCGTAATGTGTTGTAAAACATTGTGTTTATATTATATTTATTACTATATTTGTAATGTTGCTAACGGAAATAATATGGCAAGTAAGCCATAGAACGAATTTAATAATTTAGTATAAACTTTGAAGGCTTATTTGCTATATTTAGTGTTAGGCTTTCGTTTTAAAATTTAATAGAATGGACTTAGAAATAAATGATTACATTGATTTCAGAAAACTATTTATTGACTTGTATAAAGAGCAAGAAGATATTTTAGAAGAACATAAATACGAAGCTGACCATTATAAAGAAATAATTGATTTCAAAGAACAAGCATTTAATGAATTTGAATTACTTGAAGATGAGAGTGAATTTTCTGATAAAGAAATAGTTTTCGATTTTGGAATGTGCTTAGGTGGTGCAAATGAAAGTGATAATAGAAATGCAAGTGCTAATTTTGTAATTGTTTATGACCGCATACTTGATGATTTTACGAGTTGTGAATATGAACAAGGATAATGAAGCCTAACGATAAATGTAAGGTGCGTTAAAATAGAATTTGATACGAGATAATAATTTAATAATTAACTAAATAGTGAACGATGAAAAAAGAAGATATTTTAAATAAACACTTAAAGAAATTGGTAGGCAGAATATATACCAGTTACAAAACTTTAATTGAAATGCAGAAAATACCTGAGTATAATGTTGTGTTAGAAGCAATGGAAGAATACGCACAACAGCAAGTGAACGAAGCTAACACGAGTAAGAAAGAATGCACTTTACATAATGTTAGCCGTTTGTTGCCTACATTAGATGTTATTGATGAAAGACTAAATAATATAACAGGTAGAGCGACAGAAACTAATTGGCAATATAAAAGAGCAGGTTTTCAAGATGGTATAAATTGGGCTTTAAATTACGTGACAAATAAAGCAAAAACTATTTTTAGCAATAACGGCTAACGAATTGCGGTATGAACTGACCGCATATAAGACAGTTCAAATTTAGTAATAAGCTTGATAGCGGTTTGTTTATACCGTTTATTAACACATTAAATTAAAATTAAAAAAAAATGAGAAAAATAAAATTTATAGGCAACGGAGATGGAGTGGTTGATAATGGTGTCCATTTTGAAAGTGCATCAAGTGGAGATTTTACCCTATGTGGATTAACAATGGATAGAGACAAAGCAACAACTGGAGATTTTATAGAAACAAATGAAAGAGTAACTTGTAGTGACTGCTCTTCGATAGTTAATTTCTGTAAAAAAATAAAGAAAAGCGAATTGTAGTATTATGGGTAACGATTTAAATATAAAATGTAGTGGAAATATGCGATACAGTTTCATTACATCTCAAAACTTAATTAATAGTAGTATCGCTTAAATTTGACACTATAACAACTATATTTTATATTTGTTGTGTGTGCCCTGCATAAGCAGAAGCTACACACTAACCGAAAGCTTTATAAAAATGCCAAAAATACAAATTTTTTTTTTAACAAAAGCAATGGTTAGTGATAGAAT